GACCAAGACGTAGACTTAGATGTTGACAACGCGTTAGCAAAAAGATTTATACCAACTTATATAAAAGCCTGTGATGCGGTATCAGGACGAAAAGGTAATCCTGTTAGCCACTATTGGTGGTCAGGCAAAGCAGAATTTAAACAATATATTTTACCAAAAGATTTAGAAAGCTATTACGAAGATTTTCCACACGGCGCAACTATATGCGAAATAAGACACGAAGCAAAAAGATACACCATAGTTCCAGAATCAAAACATAGTAAAGCACAAGAGGTTGTTAAATGGGAAAGATATGATGGTATAACACCATACCAAGGTAATTTAAAAAATGATATTGGTAAGATAGCATTGTCAACGGCATTATGTATTACTTATGCGAGCGCAGGACAGAGAGATGCTTATTGCACAGCCATAGCAGGTGTATTGCTAAAACATACAGATTGGATTGAATCTGAGATAGATAATTTTGTATTTGAAATAGCATCAGCATCAAATGATGATGAGGCAAGTAAGAGAAGTAAAAAAGGAACCACCTCTAAAAAAACTCAAAGAAATTATGGTATGCCAAAACTAGCAGAAATTATTGGATGTTCTACAAAAACAATAGCTACATTATTTAGTTGGATTGGAGTCAAAGAAGCTACAAGTGAAGAAGCAAAACAATCAATAGGTGAAATAATAGAATATGGTAGTGATAGATATTTTGTAAAAGTAAATGCTGTAGTGCAAGGTGAATCAGTAGAGAAAGACATAGTAGTAGATGGACCAACACTTAGAAATAAAAAAGCTTTTTATGATGCAGTAATTAGTAAAGCTGGAGTTTGGATACCTGAAATGAAAAACTCTGACTTTGAAGAAATTATGATTAGAAAGTTTGAGGCAAGAAGTAAATCAAAAGACTATGTTGAAGAAGCAAGAGAAGATACTAAGTTTATAAAACATTTTAAAAATTATATAACAGAGGAAAAAGCATATACAGATAAAAAAGAATTAGCGCACTTTGGTATGCCTTATTTTAATCAACAAAAAAATACTTTAGAGTTTAATTTAGACAAGTTTGAGGATTACTTACAAACACAAAAAATAAATTTAGAAAGAGTTGATTTAGTAATTAAAGTGCAACGAGTTTTGAAAGCTAAAAAAGTGCACGGTAAATTTGATAACAAGTCTTGCGTATCTTGGAAAATAAAAAATCCAACAATAGATGAAGATGATCTAATGATAGAGGGTGAGTCTAAGGAGATAACAGATGAAACAACCTAAGTTTATATCAGGACCTCCAGGCACAGGTAAAACATCCATGTTTATTACTCGTAAATATACAGAGTTATTAAATAAATATTCTTACGATAAAATAATAATATTATCTCACACTAATGTTGCAGCAGACGAAATAAGAGATGAGATACTTAAACTACCACAAATGAAAGATGTTACAAAAAAATCTATGAAACATAAAATTTGCACAATACACTCATACTGTAGAAGTAAATTATCAAAGAAAGAAGTAATAAGTTATCAAGATCATGTAAACTTAACTGTAATAAATACTTTATTTAAAAGACAAAGTGTTAACGAAGGTGAGTTTAATAATGATAAACATAAATTTTATCGATACTTAGCAGATGCAAAAGGTAAAGGTAAAAATTTAACAGATCATTGGAAGACTTGTGATAAACCCTCTTACAAACCGTACGACATAAACACAATTACAAAAATGAAAAAAATTTATGATCAATACAAAAAGGATCATCAAGTTTGTGATTACGCTGACATGATAGAGGAGTTTACTGATAAAGCTGTTGAGCCTGATATAAAAGCATTAATAGTTGATGAGGCCCAGGATAGTAACGTGCCACAAAGAAAAGCACTCGATAAAATGGCTACAAATACTGAAGAGTATTATTTTGTTGGAGATGCAGATCAAACTATATTTGAATTTGCAGGTTCAGATTCAGATTACTATCACAGGCTATCCAAAGATGCAGAGCAATTAGAACAAGGGCATAGATGTGGTAGAACAATAAATAATTTATGTAAAAGTATAATAAAACCCATATGGGATTATTATGGTTATGATAGAATATGGAAACCCACAGACGTAGAGGGTAATCATTATTACCTTCCATCACTTAAAAATAATTGTACAGCTTTAGAAAAACTTTTAAATAAAATACACAACACCACTGAAACATTTTTATTTACCTATAGAGGTAATCCATCAGACATAGAAATGAGAAAATTTTTTAAACAGCATGGTATAGAGTTTGCACACGTTGGCAACTCACCTTATGTGTCAAAAAAAGAAATAAAATGTCATAAGTATTGGCCTGATTTTGTAAAAGGTAAACCTATGGATTTAAAACAAATAAAAGATTTTTGGAACTACATGGGTAGCAAAGTAATAATGCATGGCAGGGGAGATACTAAATGTTTTGATGAATGGATTAACAAACCATACACAATAGATTATTTGATAGATCAAAAATATTTAAAAGCAGATTCTGTACAATACAATGATTTTGCTTTGACTAGAACTCAAACAGATCCTGATAGAATATTGTACATTAGAAAGGTTCTAAACAAGGATTTTGTTGAATCAGGTGATGTAAGAGTTAAATACGCAAACATACACACAGTAAAAGGATTAACGTTTGACAACGTTATTGTTGATTTAACAAGAACAAGAAAAGAAGAATACTTTACACAATTAAGATTAAAGTATGTGGCTTACAGTAGAGGCAGGGTTGACTGTTGGACCATAGCATCAAGAGGACCCTTTACATTAGGAGAGAAATGACAGACAAAGATATATTCAAAGACTCTTTCCCACAAGAAAGACAAGTCGGAGGATCTCATTACAAGTCGTTTCACATACAGCCTTATGAATTTATTTCAAAAAATGAATTATCGTTTTTTCAAGGATGTGTTGTGAAGTACGTTTGCAGGTATAAAAACAAAAATGGTATACAGGACCTAGAAAAAATTATACACTATTGTGAGTTGGAAATAAAAAAAATGAAAGACAAGAAGTAATGTGTAATACACCAGAAGATTTAAATTTAAAAGGTATAGACACAGTTGCAATAGATATAGAAACTTACGATCCAAATTTAAAAACAAAAGGATCTGGTGCGATACGTAAGGATGGTTTTGTTTGTGGTATTGCAGTTGCAACTGAAAATGAAACTGCATACTTTCCTCTACGTCACTCTGATACTGATATAGCTTACGATAGAATAAATAAGATATGGCAAGTTCTCAACGATAAAATATTTCAAAACAAAAACATTACAAAAGTATTTCACAATGCAATGTATGATGTTTGTTGGATAAGAGCTGTGACCGGTAAGATGATTAAAGGTAGAATAGTTGATACTATGATAGCTGCATCTGTCATTGATGAAAATAGATTTAGATATTCATTGGACGCATTATCAAAAGATTATCTTAATGAAGAAAAATACAAATACGATCTACAACAAAAAACATTAGAGTGGTCAGGTGGTATGGTAAAAGATCCCATGTCTAACATGCATAAACTACCCGCATCAATTGTTAAAGAGTACGCAAAGCAAGACGTAAACTTAACTTATAAATTATGGAAGTTATTTGATAAAAAAATTGACGAAGTATTATACACTAAAGATGATGGAGAGCAAAAAACTTGTAGACAAATATTTGAATTAGAAACAAAATTATTTTTATGTTTAGTTGACATGAAATTTAAAGGTGTTAAAATAGATCGGTCAAAAGCTATCCTGTTTGGTAGACATCTCAAAAAACGTAGAGACCAGATAATAAAAGCGATAGAAAATATTACAACAATTAAAGTTGACATTTGGGCTGCAGCGTCAATTAAAAAATTATTAGATTACCTACACATAAAAGATTACAAGGTCACACCAAAATCTAAAATGCCACAACTACCAAAAAATTATTTACAAACTCACAATAACAAATGTTTACGTATGATTGCAAAAGCAAGAGAGTATGACAAAGCAGTTAATACTTTCATAGATGGTCTATTAGAATATGTACATGAAGATAGAATACATGCAGATATAAATCAAATTAGATCCGATACGGGTGGCACGGTCACAGGCAGATTCAGCATGTCAAATCCTAACCTGCAACAGATACCAGCCAAAGGTTATATTGGTGCTAAGATGAGAGAATTATTTATACCGGAGGATGATTGTGAATGGGGTAGTTTTGACTATTCACAGCAAGAACCACGTATTGTAGTGCACTACGCTATAAAACTAGGCCTACCAGGCACAGAGAGCCTACAAAATGAATTTGATAGGGATGATGCAGATTTTCATCAGATCGTTGCTGACATGGCTAATATCTCCAGGAAACAGGCAAAAACAATCAACCTAGGTCTTTTTTATGGCATGGGTAGGGTAAAATTACAGAGAGAATTAGGTTTAGATCAAAAACAGGCAAAAGAATTATTTAACGAATATCATAACAGAGTACCATTTGTTAGGCAGCTGTCACAGGAGCTGATAGCTTTTGCAAAAGAAAACAAATTATTATTTACGTTACATGATAGATTCTGCAGATTTGATAGATGGGAGACAACAAACAAAGAATGGAACCCTGAAACTAATAGATTTAACGAGGTGCCCTTATATACAAAAGAGCAGGCTATGGAAGCATTTAAAGCAGAGATGTTAGAAAAATATAAGGAGAACAAGATAGATCCAAACTATATGGATTATTTTGAAAGATATTATACACCTGCGTTTACTTACAAAGCACTAAACAGATTGATACAGGGATCTGCTGCAGACATGACAAAGAAGGCGATGGTAGATTTACACGAAAAAGGTATAACACCACACATACAGATACATGATGAATTGTGCATATCAATTAATAATAAATACACTGCTAACGTAATTCAAAACGTTATGGAGACAACAATACCTTTAGAGATATCTAATAAAGTTAATTGTAAAACAGGAAAGAATTGGGGCTCAATAAAATGATTAAAAATATTGAAGAAAATAAAGTTAGCTTCGGTTCGATAAAACAAAAATTATTTACATTTAAAGAGTTGGAGAGTTTATTAAATTTAAGACCTTTTACAAATAATAAAAGATTTGTAACCACAGCATCAAAAGAGCGTAAGTTTGAATGGCGTAACAATTGTTGGGCTACTGATTTAAATTGTTGGCCTATTTCATTAATAGAAAAATTAACGAAAGAGGGGACCTGTTATCTTGCAGATTGTAGTAGAGCAAATAAAAAAATAAATGATATTGCTAATAAATTGGAAAAAAAATTTGATACTCCAGTTGATTGTCACATATATTTTTCATTACACAAAGGCTCTACAAGTTTTGATAAACATAAAGATGGAGCTCACAATTTTATTGTGGCATGTGAGGGAGAAGTAAAATTTGAAATTTTTTCAAATAAAAAAATAACCAAAAAATTAAAAACCGGAGACTATGTCTACATACCTGCAGGAGTATATCACAGGGCTGTTCCATTGACAGACAAGAGAATTAGTTGTAGTTTTGCTATAAAAATACCTCTTGGCGGAATTAAAGAGGAGAGAACATGGTTAAGGATATAATAATTTATGGCTTATTTAAATGCGAACATACCACCAATCTACGCACAGATAAGAAGGGAGTTTTTATATGACTTACAAAAACATCATGGAGAAGTTGAAGACTGCATTATCTTCGGCATATCAGCTCTTACTGGAAGGAGCATACTATGGCATGCTATTATGGAAAACGGTGCAATATTTTATCGCTTACCTATTAGCGCGTTTATTCAAAAGGGATTTGAGGCATCCCGAGTGCCCACAAGACGACTTGATGAATTACAGCTCTGGAATTGTTTTTCTTATTATCCTTCTGTCCATTCTTGGGACGTTTTAGAATCGCAAGCCGGTAAGTATATAGGAAAAGATAAAAAATGGCACTCAGGAAAATATTTATTTACTATTGAC